ACATTCTATTCTTATCAATATACTTCCTGTGGTAATGTCTTAACGCATCTATTAGTTTTTTGCAATGGTCAGTATCAATCCAGCATCTAGGCAAGGTCATTGTGGTTGCGTGTATACCATCTTCTAATGGTATTTTTGGTACGACTTTAAACCTAACTCCTAATTGATAGGCGACCTCTCTTCGGGTCTTACCATTACTGAAATCTGTAACTTCTATGTCATGTGGTGCAAAATGATCTTTATAAACATAATCTTTATCCTTAATGATCTGCACATAGTGCGGTAAGCCTTGACCTCGTTCTTCATGATAATCAATAATGTTTACTGATCTACCTAATTGCTGAAAGAATATTATGGCACTATGATCTGATACTCCAAGATCCCAACTTGTAGACACAGGAAGTGATGGGTCGTATGGTACTCTTGTTAGTTGCTTTTGATCTTCCATCTTTGCCAAGACATCTGAATATACTGCACCTTCTATGTTTGCAATCCAATCACATTCAAACTCTTGTTGATATTTTTTTTCACCCATAACCTCTTTTGCTTTTTGTAGTTCTTCATCATCTACAATCTTAGTATCACTTGCTTTTGCCTTGTAGTTGAACCAATCATCAGCTCCTTGTGCATGTTGATATAGTTCATAGAAGTTATTGTTCATGCCTTGTGGTGTACCAATAAATACACAATAACCTTTTCTATCTGATAGTGCAGGTCTAATTATTTCTGGAAACAATCTTTCGTTTACATTTGCATACTCATCAATCACACAACCATCAAGATATATCCCTCTCAAGCCATCTGAGTTCTCTGAACCTAATAATGTTATTCTGCTGCCATTCGGCAAATCCACACGCAACTCTGTTTCGTTAAATTTTGTATAAGGTATTTTTGCTGTAAATTGTTTCATATAATCCCAAGCTATAGATTTTGCTTGTTTGAAGGTGGGTGCTATATAGGCATACCTGGGGTTCTTGTTTTTAGACAGCAATGCTGACCTAATTAGATGATTGATCATGCAAACTGTTTTGCCAAACCTTCTATGACAAACCAATACATTCCATCTGTTCTCTGATATTTTTTTATGTAGATATGCTTGATGCTTTCTTGGTGTGTAGGGTATCTTAATATCCATATCTAGTGTATCTTTTTGCTAGGCATACTATCTACAGGTTCAAAGTCAAATCCAATGCAAAGCATAGCATAGGTGATAAATAACTGCGAAGCTAATTCTGTTGGAAAACCTATAAACTTAATTACAACATCATTGTTATCTTTATCAACATAAGCAACTGATTCTATATCTTCTAAGTCAAAAGGCTTCATATACCATATCTAGTTTATTATTGGTGGTCTGGCAAGATGAAGATGTGGGTGTGTATAAGGGTGTCCTCGAGTCCCATGTATATATATAAATATAACTGCGACTGCTGTATGGGGTGTACCCCTTTTGTTCTTTTATAAAATGTAGGTTATAGCTTGTAATATTACTAATGATAATTAAAGATTATTAATAGTAAAAGTAAATAGGTCAGTATTGTTGACCGAAGTTATAACGCTAACGCTTGACGCTGTCGCTTTGTAAAATGATACTGAGTATTTAAAATTATTCTCTCAGGACCTCACAAAAAAAACGCCAATAAAATTAATTACTGGCGTTTAATTTGTTTATTATTATTTAATTAAACTTTGATTGTACTTTTTTTCTCCATTCGCTTGCGAATGATTTTTCTTTAATTGGTGTAAGTTTATCAAATACAGTTTTTTTTATATTATAATAATATGGTCCTACTGTTTCATCCATTATTTTGATAAACACTTCCTTGTTTAAATAGTCATATCTAATTAAACCAATTACAGCTATTACTTGATCTTTATATTTACATGCAGAATATATTGCATATTCTTTACCTTCAACATGCTCAACATTAAAATCAATAATTGGCAATGACATATCCATTTTAAACGCATCAACAACTGATGGTTTTTTATCGTATTGAACTGATATTGTACCCATTTGTTTTACCTCTTTGTTTATTTGTTTAAAGTATTAAATTTCTTTAACACCTTTATTAATACACTAAAAGATTTTTGATTTAACTCTTCAATGTCTTTAGCATATTGTTTTAGACTTTCATCTTGTTTCATATCTCTAACAAGATTTTTTTGTATTTGTTTATTTGTCATTTTTTTGTACTCCATATTTGTTTAGCTCTTTATATAAAATGTATAATTATATACAAGTATTATTTTTAATTAAATTACATTAGAATCATTATAAACTGTAAGTGTTGCATAATTACAACATGTTGCAAATATGACACAATCAATATTAAACCTTATTTAATGTTGCATAAATATCACACATAAAAAAAATATACTTTTTGTATTGACACCAATAAATATATATGTATATGATTTGTATATTAACAAATGAAAGGTAAAACAATGACAAAAGAAACAAAAATAGCTTTCAATGATATTGAAAGTGGAACAATGCAAGATATTACAAGAAATTTTATTGACAAACACATATTGGCTTGTCAATCTTATCTTGTAGATGAGTTAATCAGTAAAGAAGTTATATCAATAGAAGATTATATTAACTTCTATAAATCAGATGAAACTATAAAATCTGATTATGATGTAGAGACAGAAGAAGAAATACAAGAAATTAGAGACAATGGCGAAGATTATCAAGAAGTTTTTGAGCATTGGCTTTGTTCTGATTGGTTTATTAATCAAATGAAAAACCAAAATGAGCCAATTTTAGAAACTGATATTGGGACTTGGTGGGGTCGTACTTGTACAGGTCAAGCAATTTATCTTGATTATAATATTCAAGAATTGGCTTATCAATATAGTTATGATCAAAGACTATTTAAAAAAGAGGTAGCATGATTAAAAACATCTTAAACTTTTTAGATTATGTTTTATTCCTATGTATGATGTATATATTATATCTAGGTTTAAAACATGGACCAAAAATAGAACAATTAATAATTGAATTAAAAGGGGGTGTAATATGAAAATGAAAAATAAATTAACTGAACATGAACTTTTAAAAAGATTAGACAACGAATTTCCTGATGTTGATTTTAGAGTTGAAGATTGTCCGACTAAAGGTGTTGTTGTAAAAGTTTATTTTTATGAAGATAAATTAAAAAACGAGGGGGAATAATGATGATTAAATTATTTGGTAAGCAAATAACAATCAATAATAAAAAATGGAAGCAAGATTTACTGGCTTTGTCATTACTATATAGAACAGAAATAGTAATTGCTGTTGCTAGTTTTATTCTTGGAGCTATAATATTTTAACTAAATAGAAAGGGAAAACAAAATGAAAGTAAAAGAGTTAATAAAACATCTACAAAGTTTAGGTAAAAAAAGACAAAATTATTCTGTTAGAGTAATAGAAGAAACAGATAATGGTGATCCTAATTATTGGATAGATGATATTGAAGTTAGTGATAAAGGTGATAGTGGTTATTTGAATGGGGAAATAAGATTAATTGGTAATGAATAAACAACTACAACAACAACAAAATTTAAAACAGTTTATGAGAATACTTGACCTAGAAATGGTTACTCTCATAAATATTTTAAATGCAAAGGGTGTAATATACACTCACTATAAACTAAAAAAAGAAAGGGAAAACTATGATAAGCTACGACAGTGTGAAAATATCATCAATAAGGGTTGATGATACTTATTACGATCACAAAAAGAAAAAGCATGTTAAATATGCTAAACCAAAAATAACAAAGACACTTTTATTTAAAGATAATTGTTTTGATCTTGGCGAGTTATATTTACAAATAAAAAATTGCCATGACAGGTATCCTTACAATAAAATAGAAGTTAACTTTGAATCTAAAATGGAGTGTTAAAAATGCACAATAAGAAAAAAAAGAAACTTGTTAAGAAAAAAAAACAAAAAGAGAGTGGGTTTCAAAAAGCTATGAAGAAAAAATTAAGATCAGAATTTTCTGGTTTGAAATTTAAAAATCGTGGTGATGGAATTACAGAAATTTCTTTTTAATTAATTATTATTATCAGGGGGTATGTCTGTTATATCCCCTGATACATCAATCATATCCGATTGATTATCTTCCCAAGAAATTCTAATATTACTATCTGATTTAACATCAATCTTTTGTTTTTCAGTAAACAAAGAAGATACTCTTGGTGCTAACCATTTTAAATAATTGGCTCTCTCTCTAATAAAAACAAGCATATTAGGATCTACATCTGGGTTATCATTGTTAAATAAAACTAGCATCTTCTCAACTAAAGTCTTTATACCTCGTTCCTGTGCTAGTTCAAATCTCTCTTTTGTCTTTGGGTTTTGATCCAAGTATTTGTATAGCGTTGTCAATTTGATCTGTAAATCTTTTGCCAACTCGAACATTGTTTCGCCATCGTGAATACGATCTATTATAGTATTTAGTTCTGTATCGGAGAGACTTAGACTTTTGTTCTTGGTCCTGGATATATCTTTTGATTTCATCTTCTGATTTGGACTTAAAATTTTTTAAGTTTTTTAACATATTAATCTTGGATTGTATATCTATTCTATTGTTTCTGTATAACCCCATATACTTTCTAGTTTTGTGATTCCAGCTCTTTGATGCCTTATGATAGGTACAGAGCATACGTCTTGACGTTGGAGTGAAGTACCCTTTACATCTACATCTTTTTCCTGAGTGCCTTGCGATTGCCTCACATTGTATCTTTATTTTTCCCATGGCTTAATACCATGTTTTATATTATATTCTTTCTTTCTTTTATAAGCGAAGTTCTTTTCCTTTGTTATTTTTTTTAATTCTCTTGCTACAATTCTTGGATCTACTAAATTTTTGTGACGAGCTAGTTCCTCTTTTCTCTCAATAGCTAGTTTACAATAATAGACATTCTTAGTATCTGATTTAAGGTCAGGCAGGGGTAGAG